AAAGACCATCATCCCAGAGAACCGCAGGATCATCCAGCACGAGGTACAAGATGGAACTGTTTTTGTTGCTTCTGATTGTCACTATTGGCCTGGGGAAGTCACTACAGCGCATCGGGCGTTTGTCACTCTGCTCAAAGAATTCAAACCCACCAGCGCCATCCTCAACGGGGACGTGTTCGACGGCTCTCGAATATCGCGGCACGAGCCACTCATGGGAACCAACCCGCCCACCCCGAAGCAAGAGATCGAAGCCTGCCAAGACCGGCTAGATGAGATACGCAACGCTAGTAAAAACGCTCGTTGCTTCTGGACTTTTGGCAATCACGATGTCAGGTTGCACCGTTATATTGCTATCAACGCTCCTGAGCTCTCCGACTTCAAAGGGCTCTTTGACTACTTCCCCGGCTGGCACACGGGCTGGCGAGTAGACATCAACGACAACGTAATCGTCAAGCATCGCTGGCATAATGGGGTCCACGCCAACTATAACAACACGCTCAAATCTGGCCGCAGCATTGTTACAGGACACCTCCACCAACTCAAAGTAACGCCGTGGTCGGACTACAACGGCCGCAGATACGGAGTGGATACGGGAACGCTGGCAGAACCATACGGCGAGCAATTTGTATATACAGAAACCAACCCTGTGAACTGGTGTTCAGGGTTCGCAGTCTTAACATTTAGAAATGGCAAACTACTGCCACCAGAGTTGTGCGAGGTTATAGACGGAGTGGCTTATTTCCGTGGGGAGGAAGTTTAGGGAGAATACATTGTGAGCGACCCGATAGAATCAACACGGGCGGCATTAGGAGGTATTAAAGAAGCCCTGAAGGTTGGGCGAGAGATCAAAGAGACAGCCAAGGAAGTCAATACATTCCTTGACGAAGAAGCAAAAGCCAGGGTCGCATGGAAGCGCAAGCAGCAACAAATGATGCGGCGCGGCGACATGGTGTGGATGGAGGCGGTGGACGAGTACCGCATCATCCGTCAAATCCGAGAAGCAGAGCAAGAAATGTACCGGCAGGTTGAACGCGAGTTTGGCCGCTCTGCTGTATCCGAAATCAAATCACTCATCAATCAATTACGCAAAGACCACCGGGAGTTGAACGATGAGTTCTATCGCAACCGTATGCAGGCAAGACGAGAGTGGGGCGGCCTTCTGCTCGCTTCTGCAATCGTATATGGAATTCTTAAAGCAACTGGAGCTATGTAATGCTATCTTTGATCTCTACCCTTGGCGGCTTGCTAATCTCTGGCTTACCGAAAGTCTTAGACTTTTTTCAAAACAAGTCTGACCAAGCGCACGAATTATCCCTCGCTAGACTGCAAAACGAAATGCAGTTGCAGATGGCGGCTCAAGGTTTTGCTGCCCAAGCTAGAATCGAGGAGATTCGGACAGATCAGGTTGCAATGCAGTCCGAGGCGCAGATGCAAAACGCGGCGCTCGACCATGACAAAAAGATCATGGACAAGGCAAGCAAGTGGGCAGTCAACTATGTAGCAACCGTCCGTCCGACCGTGACTTACATCTTCGTGCTGGAGCTTGTGCTGATTAACATGGGGCTGGTTTACTTCCTGCTGTTCAAGCAGGGACTAGGAACCCTGACCGTGGATCAGTTTATCGCCGCTACCGACCTTATCTTCTCTGAGGACGAGATGGCTATGCTTGGCGGTATTATTGGATTTTGGTTCGGGTCACGGGGATGGTCTAAGAAGTGAAAACCTCTGACAAAGGCATCCACCTGATGCACCAGTTCGAGGGGTATCGTGACAAACCCTACCTTTGCCCAGCCCATCTATGGACGGTGGGTTATGGCGAGGTGCTCTACCAAGACCAGATCAAACTGCCGATGGTCCGCAAGGATGGTTATACTGGCTTGATTCGTAAGGAATATCCGTTAAGAGATGCAGACAACCGTACCTGGTCCAAGTCGGAGATTGAGGAACGCTTCAAAGCTCTGCTCGGCAGCTTTGAGCGTGGTGTTCTTCGACTTGCTCCCAATCTTACTGGGCGTCAAGGCTTATTTGACGCTTGCGTCGCTCTTAGCTACAACATCGGTGTCGGAGGGTTTCAACGCTCTACACTACGCCAGCGCATCCTACGAGATGAACCCTTGGATAGCATTGCTGAAGGTTTTTTAGTCTACACAAAGGGCGGCGGCAAGGAGTTACCGGGACTGGTCCGCAGGCGCAAGGCTGAGGTCGCGCTGTTCCTGGGCTAACTCCAGAATCCTTGCCTTCAGTTCTTCCGTAATCGCTACCCCGTTTTTTTCCTCAAACCCATCTAGCCACTTCCTCCTCTGGGCCTTGGTCCTCATCTTCAGCACATAGCGTGCAAGACCCTCAATCTTGGCTTCATGCTGGCTAAGCATAATCTCGTGGATTTCTTCCCGCGTTGCACAAAAACTACCCGTGTCTAGCGTATTCGCCGTGGAGAAGTTTTCGAGCAGATCTGACCGCTCCTGCCGCAGCTTTCTTAGAAGTAAACCGGCCGATATAAGTTCTTTTGCCATTCGCGCAGATATGTGCCTCGTAAACCCCTTTTTTCCGCTCGTAGACGCCCTTGATGTTGCTCTTGGTATGGGAGTACCTCTTCGCGTTCCAAAGGTTCTGAGAGCATTTTACGGCCCTTAGATTGGATAGGCGGTTATCGTCCTTTTTCCCGTTCTTGTGGTCCAGCATCTCAGGGAACACCCCATAGTGGTAGAGCCAAATCAGCCGGTGGGCCAGATAGTACCTTTTGTAGATGGCAACCCGAATATACCCACGGGAGTTGACTGATCCGGCGGGACGGTGGGCATACCGCTTATTCCACATCTTGTAAGCATTGACCCGCTTAAAGTCCTCGGGCGGTCTGTTGCGCCAAAACAACACTCCACGCTTGTAGACAAACAGCCGCCTTACTGACTCTTGGGTCGGATTAGAACGGGAGGTCATCCGGTATTTCGTCAAACGTCGGTTCTGGCTTAGGCCTTTTCTCTCGCGGCTCCTGCACCTTTAGGCTCATGTACTTGCCATTTTTGCCTTCTTTTAGCCAGGCAGCAAGCTCGTATTCCTTGCCATCCACGTTAATCTTGCCTTTGTAAGCCGGAGCCTTTTCGTTGGGCGATTCGTTCTTAAACAGAACGCCAGAGTTTGTGTAATCAGCCATTCATTCTCTCCTTCACGCGATAAGCCGCAAAATGTTTTCCGTTCTTGTGAACCGTTTTTGTAGCTACGATGTAGCCCATATCTTTCAAATCCTTGATCCTCGCGGCCAGCCGCAAGCACCCACACCCTAAGTAAGCATCCAGCGGTGTGATCCACTTTCGCTTGCCTTCCTTTATTACCCAGTCGGTCTGTGTCATTTTGCCTCCATGTAAAGACCTACATTGCCCAGGCTGTAGCCCAGAAAAGCAATGCCCAAGCCCCAATTACCGCGAACAAACAAATCCACCGCGACAATAAGATAAACAATTCCAATCCCCGCTATCAGCCACGCCGCCATTCAAGCCACCCGCTAATAATCAACACGGCAGTTGCAAACATCACAAATTTTATCGGCCCTAGCGAATCCCAATCCACAACAAATACAGTCCAGTTCATAGCCACTCCTTGTTGGTTAAACTCCATTTAACGGTCTGCTCTAGCCTATCGTAGACATCCATCTGAGGAACCCACCCCAAGGACTTCATAAACGTACCGTCCAAGGCATATCTCAAATCATGCCCAGGCCGTGATGAGTGGAAATCTACCATTTCGTAGTGCAGCTTCTTGCCCTGAATCTCAGCAATCGTAAGTGCTAGTTTTAGGTTGTCGAGCTCCTCCCTGCCGACGATGTTGAACTTAGGGCATTTTGCGCCGCCGTAATCTAAAACCTTTACTGTCGGGCGGTTTAGCAAAAAGATCATCGCAGAGGCTACATCTCTAGCGTGGATGTAATGCCTGCTCCCTGCTTTGGTTTTCGTTGGATCGGCGTGGATCGTAATCTTGTCACCGTCGCGTGCTTTCCTAATGCAAAGCGGAATAAACTTCTCTGGCGACTGCCTCTCCCCAAACACGTTCATGGTATGGGTAATGTAGATCGGCAGTTTGTAGGTGTTCTCAAACGCCACGCAGAACTCTTCTCCAGCGGCTTTGCTGGCAGAGTATGGGTTGGTGGAGTTGTAGCGGTCATGCTCCTTGTAGGAAACGCCTTGTGGGGCCGGCCCAAACACCTCGTCTGTGGAGAAATACACAAACCGTTGCAAGTCCTGGGTGCGGGCAAATTGCAGAAGGTTCAGGGTTCCAATTGTATTATCTAGCGCAAACTCCATCGGGAAGTCGATAGAACGGTCTACATGGCTTCCTGCCGCAAGATGGAAGATCACATCTACCTTGCCAATATGGGAGGCCACATGGGGGTTTATTTCGGCTTTTAGGTCGTGGTAAACGATCTTGACCCGGTTTCTGTCTTTCCTGTACTGCAAAACGTTATGCAGGCGGTTTAGGTTCCCAGAGTAGTCTAGCCGGTCAAGGCTGACAATCTCTGCGTCTGTGTTATCCAGCAGTTCGTCTATCAGGTGGTGGGCAATAAACCCCGCACCTCCGGTCACTAAAATCCTCACTCGTTATCCTCCGATACTTGCTTCATAAGTTGGTACTTCACGGCTTCCAAAACCCCTACTGCAACGGCCACCGGCATCTGGTCGCCGTAGTTATCTATTACTTCAAACAATTCTTGCGCTAGAGCTTCCACCAAAGCGGTGTTCACTCGCACTCCTTTGCAACGGCGGCCAAGAATGACTGTATCTTTTCCAGCATCTCGTCCATCTCTGCTTGCTTTGGTTCAAAGCGGATAATGAACAGTTGCTTAGAGTCCCGCACTCGGTCGTCAAAACTCACAAAGTCCACCCACTTTCTACCTGTGCAAAGCAGTTGGCACATCATCTGGCGCTTGTACTGCGTGGGGACTTTATTCTCTGAACGGTAGCGGAGGTGTGTGGACGTCCTCGGACACTTGATCTCTATGAGTCCTTCACTTTCGACCAGTCCATCAGGAGAAGCGCCAAAGAACTTGACTGGGTGTAGCCAGAATCCGGTCTGGGTGACAAAAGTCCCGGTATGGGCTTCGTAGGCGGCGCGAGCAATGGGTTCTTTTTCGGTTCCACGCTGCATATCTGCGTTGACGTAGGACTCTTCGACGACTTGCGTTTCTCGCTCGGCAACGAGTTGCCAGAAATAGTTTTGGTACGCTGCCGTGGTTTCCCCGGCACAGGCGTCATTGGCTCGGGATGCTGTCAGACACCCCAATCGCGCTTGGAGCCATTCTGGGGTTCCTTGGACGATTTCTTTCGAGTTCACTTGA